GTTCGAGGGTGGCAGCGTCACGCTGACGGTTCTCTACGGGGCGAGTCTGTCGAGTACGTCACTTCTGGCGCGAAGGACTTGGACGAGACGAAGAAATCTATCATCGACTTGTTCAAGAAGTTCAAAGACAACAAGGTGAAGTTCAACGACAGCATTCGTACGTCCACCCACGTTCACCTGAACTTTACCACCAAGAAGGTCAAGGACGCTGTTAACTTCTTCTCGCTGTTTACTTTGTTGGAAGAAGTTCTTCAGTATTACTCTGGTGAAGATCGGAAGGGTAATCTCTTCTGCATCTCTTCTAGGGAAGCTGAAGGCATCATCGGTATTCTAGCTCAGGCGATTGCAAGGTCTAGTCTGGACAAGTTTGCAGGTGACCGTTACAAGTACGCTGCTTGCAATCTAAGCACTCTGTACAAGTTCGGAACCATCGAAGTCCGTACGATGAAGGGAGCAACGTCTGCCGAGCAGATTACTGCTTGGGTGGACATTCTCAACAACATGTACACGTTTGCTCAGAACATGGTCAGTCCGGGTCAGTTGATTACGGATTTGTCCCAACTCGGAGCCGAAACGTTGATGAAGCGTGTGTTCTCGCCGGATAACTACCGAGAGTTGATGCTTCATTGGCCCGCAGGACACAATCTTCACTACTCGTTGATGGAAGGCGCTCGTCTTCTTCAGGTCTTCGCCTACGAGTTTGACGAAGCCTTTCGGGCAGAGGTTAAGATCGAACCTCAGAAGAACGGCAAAGGTAAGCTGCCCGTACGTATTCTGGAAGGGGCTAACGCAGGGAGAAACTACACCGTTTACACACCGAGAGGGAATGTCTTCACATGCCTTCCTAGGATGGGAGTTAGGGCATTCTTCAATGATGGAGATGTGTGCCGAGACGATGAGCGTATTTACTGGAATGCAGCCAGACAAAGGTTCTGCGTTAACTATCCAGACGATATTTACGAATGCTCGTGGGCAGTTCACCACGCCATAGCTAACGAAGCTGCCAAGCACTTGTATCGTGAGTGGCCCGCTGCTGAAGTTGAACCGATGGAAGAAGAACCGGATTGGGAACCGGATTTTGACGAAGATGAAGAAGGAGATGAAGACTAATTATGGAAATTAAGCTTGGTTGTGATCCTGAACTGTTTGTTGTTAACGCTGACGGCAAGCCTCGTGGTGCGTACGGGCTGGTTCCGGGTACGAAGGAAAGTCCTCACAAGGTGAACAAAGGGGCCATTCAGGTGGATGGTATGGCGTTGGAGTTTAACATCGACCCTGCCAACACCGAGGATGAGTTCGTAGGCAACATTCAGACTGTGATGCAGGAACTCAGGGCTGCAACCCCGGTTGAGTTCAAATTCTTCATCAAGCCGAGTGTCAGGTTCCACCACGCCATTCTGAAGGCTGCGCCTGACGAAGCTAAGGAACTTGGGTGTATGCCGGACCTCGACGCCTACACGATGAAGGAGAATCCTAAACCGGACGCCAACACTACATTACGAACTGCTTCTGGTCACATTCACATCGGCTTTACCGAGGATGCGGACCCGACCAGTGAAGAACACATGATTAAGTGTGCTACGCTCGTCAAGCACTTGGACCTGTTCCTTGGTCTTCGTTCGTTGGAGTGGGACAAGGATCAGACTCGTCGTAAGCTGTACGGTAATCCGGGTGCAATGCGTATTAAGCCGTACGGTGTCGAGTATCGAGTGTTGAGTAATCAATGGCTCGAAAGCGAAGAACTGGTTCGGTTTGTGTACAAGCAAACTCTCCGGTGCATCGACAACCTTAAGGCGAACGGAGGGCTTGACATTAAAGATTACGAAAAGGTTGCTTTCGACATTAAACGAGGTGTTCCGTATTACACACGTCGTAATGATCGAGTTTTTATGGGATTGTCGAAGAAGGCTCTTGCAGCAGTTGAAGCTGCTTATGAATTGAAGATTGGAGCTTAACAATGGCGATTAAGGTTTATCCGTACAAGGCAGGTAGTCGTGGTGCTAAGGAATTGGCCGAGGCACTGGGTGCTCGTGTCCTGAAGCGTCAAGGTAGTAAGTACCGATACCGAGAAGGGGATTTGATTATCAACTGGGGCGGTCGTGACTGTCCGTTCAAGGGCAAGGGTGTTGCCAATCAGCCTGACGCAATCGAACCGGCAGCCAACAAGCTGACGTGTTTCAATATGATGCAAGAAGCTGGTGTTAGTATCCCTCGGTTCTGGACAGACAAGAACGACATTCCGGACGATGTGTTCCCCATCATGTGCCGTACGAAGCTTCAGGCTCACAGTGGTGAAGGGATTGTCGTGGCAGAGCGTCGTGACCAGCTGGTGGTAGCCCCTCTGTACACACAGTACATCAAGAAGAAGCACGAGTACCGCATACACGCGTTGAGGATGCCGGGCAAGGGAACATCTATCATCGTTGCCCAGCGTAAAGCTAAGAAGAACGACAGAGACGATGCTAACTTCATGGTACGTAATCTCGACAACGGTTTTGTGTACGTTCTCGACGATGCTCCTCCTGAGTGTGTTCGTAGCGAGGCTGTTAAGGCTTTGGAGTCCACGGAGTTAGCTTTTGGTGCGGTGGACGTCATCTATAACGAGCATCAACAGAAAGCGTACGTGCTGGAAATCAACACGGCACCCGGTCTTGAGCAGCGTACTGCTGAGGCTTATGCCAAGGTTTTTCAGGAGATTGCATAATGGCTTATCCCGCTTGGGCTCACCACCCTTCTAACGAAGCTTTTGGTAGGCTGTGTTATCGAGTTAAAAAACTTGAAGAAGAGTTGGATGACTTGAAAAAGAGCTTGACAACTAGGAGAAAGTAGTGTATAATACTTATAGAAGTCAGCGGGGTGATACTCCCTATGCCTAACAACAGAATTAACGGAATACAAGCCGCATGGGATCGACTAGCGGGTCGAAACAACGGAGAGGCACCGGCTGAACCACAGGTAGTCCAAGCCGGAGCAGGATGGGCTGATATCTTCAATGACCAGCCAATTGTACCTGCTCAACCAGCGTGGAGGCCCGTTCCCATGGAGTGGAGACCCGCTCCCATGGAGAAGGCCCGTAACGGTAAAGAAGGAGAAGAACTGTTCCACCTAATTCTCTCCGGTATTCGGGAGATTTATGACGTAGACGCTACCATCGCTGGTGGTGCCGTACGGGACCTTGCCTTTAAAATAGATCACGTAGTCAAGGACGTGGACGTTTTTATCCCTCTTACTTGGGAAAAGTTTGAACCTAACGTGGATGAATTAGGGTGGCAGCAGACGCCTTTCCTGTTGAAGAAGGGTGGCTACGAGAACTGTGTTGTTCCGAGCACTGCCCGAGGACAGGGACAGGTTCAGTACAAGCTTGTTGACCTTGTGTTCATGGACAAGCCACTCACTCCTGAGAACGTGGCTTCATTTCCAATCTTTGCTCAGAGGTGTGTGTGGACGCTGAACGAGGGTTTGGCAATCTCTCCGGAAGCTAAGCAAGACCTAGAGAACAAAACATTCACCATCGACCCTACGATTACTAACAAGGAGAAACTGAAGAAGATCGTAGCGAAAGCACAGGAGTGGTGTAAGCGTCCCGGCTACGAAGGATGGAAGGTGGTTGAGCCTGACATTGCTGAGTGGTGGGAAGCGAAGAAGGAAGTAGTCGAACGAAAGTACTTGACTGCTAATCCTTTTGATTGGTCACCTCAAGAGTTAGCTATGTACGCTGAAAAAAAGCTAGCGTTTGATGTAGAGAAAGGACGATATTACATTGCCTAACGTAAGTGAACTACAGAGAATGACTGAAGAATTGGAAGACCTGAAGAGTAGGCTGAGAACAGTGTACTGTCCCAAGGACATCAAAGAGAATACGCTTCGAGAGATTCGTAAGCTTGAGGCCGCCCTTGGGATTGAAGGTAAACACTACAACGGAGGTATGTAATTGACTCCTGAAATTAAGGAAGAACTTAAAAGAATTAAGAAGAAACATTATGGAGAAGAGAGCGGTTATGCTGGTGATTTCACCACAGCTGAAGAATTTCTTCACGAAGTAAGTTGGCTATTTGGTTGGACAACCCAGCAAGCTTATCAAGCCACTGAGTTTCTATTTAGACCGGAGAATAATAACTAATGTACCGTCCAATTAGTTCAGCTAGAAAGGTAGCAATTGTACTACACGCACGTAAACAGGAACGTAATCGACGCCAACCGGAAGCACGGGCGAAACGACCCGCCCGTAAAGTTCCAAAGAGGAAAGTACGGTAAGGCGACCTATGCACACGAAGTGCGACTTCCGGCGGGATGCCGTGTTATATACGACGCTGCTGGTAGGATACTTCCTTGTGGGGCGCGTCTTGTCATTGCGTCGGAAGAAGAACCGGAAGTAATTCGATGATATGGCTACTATTCCTTCTGTTTACCAAGCATCTAATCTTCGACTTCCTTTATCAACCTCCGTACCAGTGGCAGAACAAAGGAACGTACGGACACCTTGGAGGCATCGTTCACTCAGGTCAGCACATCCTAGCGACCCTGATGATACTGATGTTTTTCTGCGGCCTGACGACTGGCCTGATAATCTCTCTTGGTGAGTTCTTAGTCCACTACCACATGGACTGGTTTAAGATGTGGTACAATAAAAAGAAAGGTTGGGGACCTACAACTCACAACGAGTTCTGGGTTTTGACTGGAATTGACCAGTGGGTTCATGCCCTGACATATCTAGGAATTGCAAGTGCGTTGTTATATTTGTGACGTAGAGTTGACTGAGGGTGAGATTTCGCTTGACAAGGAAATGAAGAGCGACCCCTGCACCACGTGCCAGCAGATCATCTACGAGACAGCCTACAGTGGTAAATTCAAGAACGCGTCGTTTGACGTGAACGACCCAGATGATTACTCCGACGACTTCGAACCGGATGATGATCTGTTTGCAGACTTAATCGAACAGGAAACTTTTCTCTTGACAACTTAGTAAAAATAGTGTATAATCCTCGTATAAGTTACGAAGGAGAGTACACTGATTTCTACCAAACAAAAAGACCCTGAAGGTCAACCGTGTCCCAAGTGCCCGTCCAGCGACGGTTTCAAAGAGCAAGCCAACGGCTGGTCACATTGTTTTAGTTGTGGATTTAACGCACCACCTAAAGACGGACGAATTGAACAAGGAGGCAAAGCAACTGCCACAGTTCACAAGATCAAACGACCCCTTATCCCGTTGGGGGAGCGCTTTGTCGAACTACCTGACCGCAAAATCTCTAAGGCAACGTGTGAACGCTACAAAGTCTGGCGCGAGGACGGGAAGGATTACTTCGCTGCCTTTAACGAAGGCAAGCACGTCGGAACCAAGTGGCGGTCCCTAGAAAACAAACGTGACCAGCGGTGGACGGGTGAGCAACACGACCTTTTTGGTCAACACCTGTTCCCTGCTGGCTGTGCCAAATCTATCACCATCACCGAAGGCGAGTACGACGCCATGTCCGCCTACGAAATGATGGGAAGTCGCTGGCCCGTAGTGTCCGTCCTGAACGGTACGGGTTCGGCCATGCAAGACATTAAGAGGAACTATGAATATCTCAACAGTTTCGAGCACATTGTACTCTCGTTCGACGCCGATGAAGCCGGTAACGCTGTCGTCAAGCCCATTGCAGGACTTTTTCCAGCAGGTAAGGTACGAATCGTACGTCACCAGAAGCACAAAGACGCGAGTGATTACAAGGTAGCCGGAGACGGTGCCGCATACACGAAGGAGTGGTGGGACGCTCCCAAATATACGCCCGACGGACTCAAGATCGGCACGAATATATGGGATGAAATCGTCAACCGTCCTAAGCATTATCAAGTGGATTACCCGTTTGCCGGGCTTAACAGGCTCACGTACGGGCTTAGGCTCAGTGAAATGGTCGTGGTTACGGCAGAGACTGGCATTGGTAAAACAAGCATCCTTAAGGAGATTGAATACTCTCTCTTGATGAACGAAGATTTGAAAGAGAAAGGATACGGCGTTGGTTTCATCCACCTTGAAGAGCCGAATTATGATACTGCTTTGGGCCTTATGTCAATTCATAATTCAAAGCCTTATCATCTGCCTGACACTGAACGTACGGTGGACGAGCTTAAAGACGCTTATAACGCTGTTATTAACAGTGAGCGCGTTGTCATCTGGGATCACTTTGGTTCCAACAGTGTCGAAGCTGTTCTCGACAAGATTCGGCACATGGCTGCTCTCGGTTGTAAATACATCGTACTTGACCACCTTTCTATCGTTGTTAGCGATCAAAGCGGTGACGAGCGTAAGCAGCTAGATGAAATTGCAACTAAGGCGAAGACGCTCTGCATGGAGCTTAATCTGGCTCTCATCTGTGTTATTCATCAAAACCGTCAAGGGCAAATTCGTGGTACGGCGGGTGTTGAACAACTCGCCAACATTGTAATCAAGATGTATCGCAACAACACGGACATGGACGAGTGGCGTCGTAACGTCACCAAGCTTGTCGTCGAGAAGAACCGCTTTTCTGGACGTACGGGCCCTGCCTGTTGGCTGTGGTGGAACGACATGACTAATAGGCTTGTAGAGCTGACTCCTGAGGAGGTACAGAGATATGAAGAAGGTGGAACAATCCGAGACTACGAACAACCTTTCTGATTGTGACCATTCGTATGGATATATTCAAAAGATGTTTTGTCGAATTTGTAAGAGGTGTCGGGTAGTTGTATCTTACGGCCACTAATAGACACTGGGCAATTGACATTGAGACGGATGACTTAGACGCAACCGTTATTTGGGTGGCGACTGTCCGCAACGTAGTCACCAAAGAAGAACACACCTTACGCGGACAAGAGGCTATTAAGGAATTTGTAGATGCTCATCCTGAAGCAGTTTGGGTCACTCATAACGGCATTGAGTTTGATATCCCTACTATCAATCGTCTGTTGGGGACTAACATTCCTGTTACTAAGGTGGTTGACACGTTCGTCTTGTCGATGCTGTTCATGCCAACACTCGAAGGAGGACACTCCCTAGATGTTTGGGCTAAGCGCGTTGGGATGGTCAAATTCAACTTCAACGATTGGAGTCATTACAGTGAAGAAATGGCGCGATATTGCCTACAGGACGTCAGAATTACAGCTGAAGTGTTCTTACGTCTTAGTCGGCGTATGCTTGATATTGGGTTTACTGAGGTTGGATGCTCCATTGAACACCGGGCGTGGGCTATTATTCGCCAGCAGCGAAGGAATGGCTTTGCTTTTGATGTTAAGCGGGCTGGGTTGCTCTTTGCTGAAATCCGAGAACAACAAGAGAAACTAAAGGAAAAGATTTATGAACGATTCCCTCCCGTACTTACTTGCGTTAGGGAGTATCGAAACGCTTACAAAGCAGATGGAAACTTTACAGCAAACTATCTGCGACACCAAGCCCGATTTCCAAAACTTGAGCTTACGGGACAAGGAGGCTATCGAGCCTTTGATTACGTCGAGTTTAATCTTGGAAGTCCGTCTCAGCGAGTTGAGAAACTGCTTGCTCTCGGCTGGGAACCGCGAGAGTTCACACCAGTCACCGAAAAAGGTGGCGGAGGAAATCCGAAAGCGACTGACGGAGGAGAACTTGTCCCGAGCCTCGCGGAGTTCGTCGAGGAAAGCGGCGTCGAAGAAGTCCGACTAATTGCACAGTGGATGGCTTTGGAAGGTCGGGCCAACGCTGTAGGAAACTGGATAGACCTTTACAATGAAAAGACAGGATGCATTCATGGCAATTTGTGGTTGGCCTCCTCCCTTCGATACAGGCACGATAAACCGAATACAGCAAACATTCCATCCGTACGGGTTGACGACAATAAAGAACCAATCAAAGGTCTTGCCGGGTACTACACGTACGAGGCCCGCGACTTGTGGACTCATCGAGGTAAAAGAGGTGCAAGGAAACTCGTAGGTGTCGATGGTAAAGCTATGCAGATGCGGAATCTCGCACACTGGCTCAACGACGATGCCTTTACTGCTGCGGTACTCGCCAAAGACCCCCATGCCATTAATCGTGACAATTGGGGGCTTACCCCTGATGACGCGGGAAGGAGGCTCGCTAAAACTCTCTACTACGCCATTGTCATGGGCGCTGGTGATGCCCGTGTTGCATCCGAAGCGAAAATTTCATTGGCGGAAGCTAAAGCAGCTAAGAAACTGGTTTTCGACAAAGCACCGAATTTCCCCATCCTACTACGGAACCTGAAGAACGAGTACGAACGAACAGGGCGCATTACTCTGATTGACGGTTCCAAGGTGGCGATGAAGTCAGCTCACACGGCTATTCCGTATCTCCTGCAAGGGGACGAGAGCCGTATCATGAAGCTTGCGGCAATCTACATTCAGCAAGGTATTGAGAAGAACAGCTTCGACGTCTTGAAGGTTGGAGACATTCACGATGAACACCAGTACGACTGTTACGTTCCTCACATTGATGATTTTATACTTCTTTGTAAGGATTGTTTTAAGCGTGCTGGCGAGTTCTTTAAGTACCGTGTACCGATGGATTGTGACGCGAAGGTAGGTGAAACGTGGGCAGAAACCCATTAACTTTTTACTTGACAAAAGGCAATAAATCTGCTATAATACCCGTATTAAGCAAGAGAAAGGTTATTTAGAAATTGGCTAATTACATTTATTTGACTGGTGAGATTTACTGGGCGAAGATTCTGGGTGAACCTGTCGCCAACTACAATCGTGACGGAAACGAGTGGACGTTTGACTTTGAGCCTGACGCGGAGTCGCTGAAGGTTCTTCTGGACAATGGCCTCGAAGAGAAGATTAAAGGGCGCGGTTACAACCACGGTCGTACAGGTCAGTACTCGGAACGAACTCCTTTTGTTCGCTTTGTGCAGAAGGAACTGCGGTCTAACGGTAAAAAGAATGACCCGATTGCCGTAGTGGACGCTGCCAATCGTCCGTGGGACCCCGATACGAAGATCGGTAACGAGTCCGTCGTAGAGGTTAAGGCAAATGTCGCTGATTACGGTAAGGGAAAGCCTAAGGGCCTTTATCCGCAAGCTGTCCGTGTTCTTGAACACAAGCCGTTTGTTCGGCAGGAGTTCGCCCCTCTTCCGGAAGATAGTGTTTATCTCCGTCAGTATGAAGGTCAGAACTTTGGTGACGTTGACGGAGGTGGTGTTGAAGGCGACCCGCTCGAAGGATAAGCAACTAGATTTTCTGTTTAAGTGTGTTAAAGATTTATATCAACGTGTTACTCTTTTAGAGAAAGGTTTTATTGTTATGGCTAATGATTTCTCCGCCCTTGACGCTGCACTCGCAGGTGTCGAACAGGCAATTCGTGACGTTGCAGCAGCTATTGCCAATCCGGCAGTAGACAACAACGATCAGGCTACGATTGATGCAATTACCGCTCGCCTTGGTGCGGCGGCTGACGCTCTTGCGGCTGCGAAGGCGGCTGAGGACGTCGAAGACGGTGTTGCGGCTCCGGCTGCGTAATTAAGAATACGGGGTTTTGCTGGTTTTAACCGTACCGCCATCTAGATATAAAAACCAGCAGAGTTTCCGTCCGGCTTTCGTTCTCCTTTCGCCGGACAGTGGGCGGGCCTTTGAAGGAGGGTTCTTAAAGGGAGGCCGGAAAAGCCTCCCGCCCACACCAGTTCCGCTCTGATGGGTCAGCAAACGACCGGGTTCAGCGGAAGACCCTACTAGCCTTTTGTTTAAAGGTGGTCGCTGACTCTAATTCAAGTTGAGGTATTGTTGGAACAACGTAGTGAAGAGTGGTTTGCTGCCCGCAGAGGTAAAGTAACAGCCTCCAAGATTGCAGACATTCTTAATACCATACGAAACGGCAACTGGGCGGCGAGCCGTAAGAACTACGCTGCTCAACTAGTAACAGAAAGATTGACGGGCAAAGACCCGGAACCGTTCACTAACGAAGCGATACAATGGGGCATCGAGCAAGAAGCACCCGCTCGTGAAGCCTACATGAAGAAAACCGGACTCGTAGTGAACGAGGTAGGATTTATTGACCATCCTACTATTCCCCACGCAGGTGCTTCCCCCGATGGATTGATTGATGATGACGGACTGCTCGAAATTAAGTGCCCTACAACCGCAACTCAAATTGAACGGTTACTTGGAGCTGAAATCCCTGAAGCTTACAGACTCCAAATGTTGTGGCAAATGGCGTGTACGGGAAGACAGTATTGCGACTTTGTTTCCTTTGATCCACGCCTTCCAGAAGACATGCAACTCTTTATAAAGAGATTCGAAAAGGACGACGAAGAGATTGCTCGTATAGAGAAGGAAGTGCGAATCTTTCTCGACGAGGTTTCAACCACTGTAGACGCTCTACAGGCTAAGTTTAGGAAGTAACAACGATTGAGTAACGAACGGCGGTTCATGCCACTACGGAAGTACCAAGTCACGTACATGGTGACCGTAGACCAGAATGACGAAATTAAAACTGACACTTTTACAGCTGACTTTCACGACGTAAAGGACGGGCGTAACCTGTTCTATAACACGGGTCACGTAATCCGGGAGTATCAGCTTCCTATGATCCGAATTGTTGCTACTCCGGTGGATGCCGAAGAAATCCCCTCCTAACTTTCGAAGTAAGTTCGAAGAAAGTATTTACGAAGCGGCTAAGCGTTCTCGCAAGTCGCTGGAACACGAGCCACACTTTCTACCTTACGTTATCAAAGGCTCGTACTTGCCCGACTTTATCCTACCTAACGGGATTTACATCGAGGCAAAGGGGTACTTGGATGCCGCAGCTTGTCGGAAGATGAAAGCTGTTAAGGCTAGTAATCCCCACTTAGACATAAGGTTTGTATTACAAAATGCTAACGGTAAAAGAAACAAGCGAGCTAAGCTCAAAAACTGGGAGTGGTGTGAAAAACACGGTTTCCAGTGGGCTGAAGGCACTATTCCGCTTTCTTGGTGGAAAGAGCCCAGTCGAAAAGATGACAGTGGAGAAGACTAACGCAGGTTGGTTTATCTGCCACAAGAGCGGACACCCTTACGCGGGGCCGTACAAGCGTGCCAAGGATGCTAAAGGGCAGCTGACGCGCCTCCGTAAGGGTTACACTCCCGCAGCTAGGGTTATTGATGGATAAGCCGAGAATACTCGTACTTGATATAGAAACGGCACCAGCGGAGTTGTACGGTTGGCAATTGTATAATGCTAACTTCGGGGTGGAGCAAGTCAAAGAACACCCGTACATCTTGTGTGTTGGGTTTCAGTGGCTTGGAGAAGGGCGTCCTGAGTGTCTTACACTTTGGGAAGAAGGTCCAAAGGGAATGCTTTGGAAGGTTCGTGATCTTCTTCAACAGGCTGATGCAGTAGTCGGTAAGAACAGTGAACGGTTTGACTATCCGTGGCTGAACACCGAGTTTCTTAAGCACAAAATTCCACCCCATCGCCCTGTCACTCACATTGACCTTCAGAAGACTTTCAAGGCGCAGTTCAGGTTTCTGAGCAACAAGCTAGAGTACGCCCTTAACTACCTCGACATGGGTGGTAAGGTTGAGCATGAAGGCTTCAAGCTTTGGAAGAAGGTCCTTGACGGTGACGAGAAAGCCCGTCGAAAGATGGTTCGCTACTGTCTCGGAGACGTGCGTAAGACAGGACAACTGTACCTACGTATGCGTCCGTGGATTAAGAACCATCCGGCAATGCGTTCACTTGGAACGGAGGCTTGTCCATCTTGTCTCAGTAAGAACACTAAGCGTGACGGTATTCGTAGAACAGCCTGTTTCCACATTCAGCAACATCAGTGCAACGACTGTGGCAGGTATTTCAGTGGAAAGAAAACTAAGGTAGCGTAAGTATGGATGCGATGTTGAGAGCAGCGTTGTGTGATTATTTTGAGCCGGGGGACTTTGCTCTCTACATCGGCATAACAGTAGACGACCTAATCGAAGCATTCCCCGATGAAGTTGACGATGCTCTGGAAGACTTGAAAGAGTTGATGGAGTGGCAAGACATAGAGGATAATGATGACTGAGATTAAAGTTTCTGAGACAGACAATCGTATATTTATTGAAGTTCTTATTGATGGAGATTCTTTCGGAGTTTCGACCACTAAGGATGAAGCTGTTCAACCGGCAATTGATATTCTGATGGATAACATTGCTAAAGAACGTGCAGGTGTAACCTCCCACGATATTTCTATGGCACTTGCTGACTATTACATAGCGAAAAAAAATGACTAAGAGCTTTTTCTTCTGGGGAGTATACGAAGGCAATGAAGGCGATGAGACTTGGCGTGTTCTACATGAGCACTTCGAGAAACTAGCAAAGGAAGATCAGATTGAAGCAGAGTTCACCGAGCGTGAGTGCCGCAAGAAGCGCGGCTGAATTTACCACCGATGACCCAAGTAAAATTGGAACAGGAGCCATCAAGTACGACGGCGCTAAACCTGCGCTCTTTCGAGGTGTCGTGCAATATTTTCCTAGAGCAGTTAAAGCAGTTGGAGAAATTTCCACTTTCGGAGCTAAGAAATATGCTTGGGCCGGATGGGAAGCCGTCGATGACGGAATTAATAGATATTCTGACGCAATGGTGCGTCATCTCCTCAAAGAAGGAGAGGGAGAAGTTGTGGACCCTGATAGCGGACTCCTTCATGCTGCCCATACAGCTTGGGGAGCGCTAGCCCGTCTAGAGCTTATTCTACGAGAGAAAGAGAAGAATGCAAATTAAGATGGATGACGGCATTGCTCTCCTTTCAGGAGCAATGTTTAACTACAATAAACCGGAGGAAAGTGATGTTACGATTGAAGACATTGCGACGGCTCTGTCGAACGTCTGTCGATTTAGTGGGCACTTGCCTCGCTTTTATTCTGTGGCTCAACATCTGGTTAATACTTCGTTTATCGTTCCGGAGCAACATGCATTCACGGCATTGATGCACGACACCGCAGAGGCATTCACCAATGATCTTCCTACTCCCCTTAAGTGGGCGCTTCCGATTTTCAAGGAACTGGAAGTTAAGATTGAGAGTGCCATGGGTGACAAGTTTGGTTTTCAGTATCCTTATCCTCCTGAAGTAAAACTTGCTGACACGCAGATGCTTCTCCTTGAGAAGAACTACGTTAAAGAAGATACTAATCAGTGGGAGTACTACGGTGATGTTAAGTTTGAACATCTTCGTGATAAAGTTGATCTAGACAGTTGGCAGCCTCGTAGGGCTAAGCGAGAATTTCTGGAACGTTATTATGAGCTACAAGAAAAGAAATCCCGTAGCGAAGGAGTTGGAGAAATCCACATTCCGGCAGCGGGTGCGAGAGAAGGACAGACGACACCGGCTAAACGAGCTGCGTGAGCACGATGCAGACGAGGACCTATATGAATATTTTGGACTCGGTAAAGCAACTAAGGAGTAAGTATTGGACGATTATCAAAGGTTCATCCATGCAAGTCGCTACGCTCGTTGGCGAGATGATGAGAACCGAAGGGAGACGTGGGAAGAAACGGTAAAACGTCTCGTTAATTACTACGATAAACAAACAGATGCTTTGTGCGATGATGAAGATACGTATAATCAACTGTTTGACGCTATTCTAAAGATGGAAGTCATGCCCTCTATGCGGGCTATGATGACCGCCGGTCCTGCACTAGATAGGTGTAACGTGGGTGCGTACAACTGTGCGTATTTGCCTGTCGATTCCCCTAGATCATTCGACGAAGCCATGTACATCTTGATGTGTGGGACCGGAGTTGGTTTCTCCGTAGAGGAGAAGTACGTATCTCAACTCCCACGTATTACGGAGGAATTTTCTGACACAGATACCGTTATTGTCGTTGCAGATAGTAAAGAGGGATGGGCTAAGTCCTTCCGAGAACTCATCACCCTGCTTATTGCAGGTCAGGTCCCCAAGTGGGACGTATCGAGAGTACGACCTGCTGGTGCGCGACTACGAACGTTTGGAGGCCGAGCTTCTGGACCCGAACCGCTTGTTCGGCTTTTTGAATTTACCGTACGGCTTTTCCGAAGTGCCAGAGGACGGAGACTTAGTAGCCTAGAATGCCACGACCTGATGTGCATGGTTGCCGATGTTGTTGTCGTAGGAGGCGTCCGTCGCTCCGCTATGATTTCCTTGTCGGACCTAGGCAGCGAACCAATGGCGAAGGCAAAGAGTGGGAGTTGGTGGGAGGCGAGTGTCTACCGACAGTTGGCAAACAACTCCGCCGTGTACAACGGAAAGCCCGAAGTGGGCGAGTTTCTTAAGGAATGGAAATCACTTTATGACAGCAAGTCAGGCGAAAGAGGAATCTTCAATCGAGACGCTTCTCGAAAACTCGTCGAAAAGCTTGGAAAACGCGATCCGAACTATGACTTTGGCACTAACCCATGCTCAGAGATTATCCTTCGACCCTTTCAATTCTGCAACCTCACGGAAGTTGTTGTCCGACCTGAAGACGAAATTGGCGACTTGCGAAGGAAAGTTCGCCTCGCTACAATTCTCGGTACAATTCAGTCAACCTTCACGGACTTCCGATACCTCCGTAGCATCTGGAAAAAGAACACGGAAGAAGAAAGACTCCTCGGGGTCAGCCTCACCGGCATTGCAGACAACCCAAAGCTTTTTGGGACCACTAGCGGGCGAGTTCTAAATGAGCTCAAACAGTTGGCGAACGATGTTAACAAAGAGTGGGCGGATCGCCTTGGAATACCTGCTTCCGCCGCTATTACTTGTGTCAAGCCTAGTGGCACTGTTAGTCAGCTTGTTAACTCTGCTTCTGGTATCCATCCACGATGGAGCAAGTTCTATCTCAGATCGGTTAGGAATGACGTTAAAGACCCGATCTCTGACCTTTTGGTTGCCTCTGGTGTCCCGTATGAACCAGATAAGAGGAACCCTGCTGCACTGGTCTTCTACTTCCCTCAAAAAGCACCAGACAGTAGCGTCGTACGATCAGACATAAAGGCCGTAGAGTTTCTAGAAGTTTGGAAGAACTTTCAGGAGAACTATTGTGAGCACAAACCGTCGGTTACCGTATCTGTCAGTGAAGATGAATGGGTTGACGTGGCAGCTTGGTGTTATCGACATTTCGATATCCTCTCTGGCGTTAGCTTCCTGCCTTTTGATCCTACGGAGTATCCACAAGCGCCGTACCAAACGCTAACCGAAGAACAGTACAACGAATGGTTACAAAAAATGCCGCAATCCATCGACTGGACGCGGCTTAGAGAATACGAGGCTGAAGATCACACTACAGGAAGCCAAGAACTGGCTTGTGTCGGTGGGCTATGTGAGGTGTAAGGAAAACACTTCAAGTCTGATTTACGACGCAACGCTTTGGGAAGACGACGCCGTGCTACTACGGCAAGCGTCGCCAACCCCTGTTGAACTTTACATCATTCCGCTGGAAGCCTTTGCTGAAGATTTCAGCCCTTTAGGAGATTGATCCTACCAGCTTCTGGATGCTCCCATCCGTTAACGTGGGCTAGTTCGTGACACAGAACGTGAGCGTAGGTTTCGGGAGTGTCTGCATCTTGATCTAAACAAGGATTTAGAACTACCATTTTGTGACCGTTAATTTGTGAACAAGCGAGAGTAGTTAAAGAGGGATCGCGAGATACTCCACAGTGTTTTGCGATCCCTTTCTCGTCTGTAAAGTAGACAGTTACTTTAGCGTTGCCTCTGTACTGTTGAGGCACACAGAGGTCGTCAGTAACTAGAAAGCCAGTTGCCAGAGCAACGGCAAGTACTACACACTTAACCAACATATCCTTCTTGTAATCCCTTCGCCAACTTCTCATTAACTTTCACCACACACTCACTACGAGTTACTAGTCCGTCTTTGTTAACGTCGAGTCCCGCGTTCTGGCGGAACGTAGTAGGCGTCTTAGCCCTATCGAAGAGTACGTAGTTGTCCGGTTGTCCAACACCTCCGGGCCAAAGAATAGCCATGTACAAGTCACCAAGATTCCTAAGGCGACCAGCGTACGGCTTGAAGTACAAGTAAACATACTTAAGCTGGTCCTCCGATGTCATCTTAGCCAACTGAGCAACAGTTGTACCTAGGGTGATTGCCGTCTTTGGCATAAATTGGATAAGTCCTGTAGCGCCGCTTCCAGCGGCATTTTTAATATCTGATCTAAACGTCTCTGCACTCTCCCATGCCATACAGGCCATGAGATCAGAACAAGGATTTCCTTGATAACTTTCATCAGTCAGGTTGTCCGCTATCCATTTAACGCGTTCCTTAAACGTAGGAGAAACCTTTGCCCCCCAAGCAAATCTATCATCAACGTTGGTGCTGGTCTGAGTGGGTTCTGTATTTTGGAGGTCTTGCAGCTCTCGTTCTGCTTGCTGTAGCCACAGGATAGCATTTCTAATTGAATCTAGAACGGCCACGGAATCCCCAACACTTTCTTCTTAGGAGTAGCAGGAGTTGCAACCGACGTTGTAGTTTCGGAGTCAATCCCGTTAATCTTCTCCTTCGTACGGAGATAACCAAGGCCGAGCATACCCATCATGAGAGTCATCAGATTGCTGGTGTCGAGTGCAGGGAAAGCTCCCGTGTATCCATTCAGCTTGGCTAAGAACTCAAGAAAAGGCTCAACGATAAATGAGTAAGCCACACCTACACCGCAAACCCAGCCTACGAAAGGACGCCAACCAGCAACGAATATATTGGGGTTGCTTGCTTCCGCTGTGTTTGTTTGCGATTGGGCTAGGACTTCTTGGTGCTCTCGTTCTTGTTCCTGCGCTGCAAGTTGAGCTAGTTGGATTTCCAACTGTGCCTTCTGTGCAGGGTCAGGGATAACCCTGTCCATCAAGTCTCTAAGAAACGGTACGAACTCTAACAGTCCCATAAATTAATGTCCTTTAAACCAGCCCAATATCATGTACAGAGTGCCTATGATACCCGTACCAAAGATGGCAGAGGCTAGAAGAAACATACCCTGTCCTTTGTACTTAAGAGCAAGAAGATCATCTAACTTCTTGTCCATGTTAACGACAGTTTCTTCTAATTTAAATAACCGTACTTCCATAGCGGCGATACGCTCCACTTGACTAGTCATTGTTCCCACCATTCCTTTTTAGGGGCTTTGGTCTTGGGCTTTTTGGGTTTGTAGGTCTGAACACCAACACCGAAGATTCCCGGAATACCGGAGAGCAAACCTTTCGCCCCGTATTCCTTAAACGCATCCGCCGTGTCCTGAGCCACAAGCGGAATGAACCTACTGGCAATTTCTTTTGTCCAAGTGAACTTCTTACCCGCCGGGTCTTTACCACGTAGGTAGTCAGCGATAAAGGAGGCCACAGGACTGAACTTATTCTCGAAGAACTTCTCTGCTGTGTCCAGCCGAGTGTCTTTACCGTATTCGCCTTTGGTGAGAGAGTTAATCTTGCCAGAGGCGGTTTTTGTTTCACCGCTAATCATCTGAGCGCCGAAGCGAATGTACTGCTGGAAACCGCCCAGAATGTCGTAGCGAGTGTCACCGTCTTTAATCTTAGCGAAGTCTGCTGACCGTGGATCGGTTTCTACCTGAAGACCTGAGTGCTTGGCTAGGTTCAGCGCAGTAAGTGCGATGGCTGAGAAGCCGATAAGAGACTTGATAGCCTCCTTACGCACTACGGGAGTCAGTTGAACGTAGAATGCAGGATTGAGCATCGTCATGCGGCTAGCAATCAGACGTGGAGAGAAGAACAGTCCGTTGAGAAGGTGAGCATTCTTCTGAATAAGACCAGCCACGTCTCCTCGTCCCGTAGCTGAGTTAATGTACTTAGCCATGTCTCGAAGGGCCTTGCCGTCTTTCTCTAGGTCAACACCAGCTTCTTTGGAAAGTTTAACCAGACTGTCGAAGGTGTCAGCACGGAGTTTGTTCAGAAAGCCCGAGTAAGCGCGGTCTGAAGCTTTAACTCCTCGACCAATCACTGGAATCTTCTCAGCCCAAGTAGACATGAACGCCTCTTCGCGAGCATCTAGGAACTTTCCCTCAGGATTGGTCAAAGCCAGTCCAGCCCTACGCATCAGAGGATATGTATCCCTGTCTCGGATGCTCTGCATGAGAGCCTGAGAGGCTTTCTCACTTCCGAACAACTGGAACATCTTGGCGAAGGCAGGATAGAACTCCTTCCGACCAACCATGAACACACCCTGACGAAGTGGAGCCGACAAGTCGAAACTCGCCATGAGGGAACGCGGAATGTTGATTGCATTAGAGACACCGTTCCAGAAGCGCTTGGCAAACGGACGGTTACGCATCAAGGCGTCCACCATCTCTTCAGGGAAGACGTGAGCAAGCAGCTTAAGCTCTGCCTGAGATGGAACCTTAGCTCCTTCAGCACCTAGCAGTTTCAGAAGAGAAGTCTGAGCGTTCATCTTCTCGTACGGAAGAAGCCAGTTATTTCCGTTGATGCGGTTAAGCAGCGTGTCAATGTCTTTGGGTGTGAAGTGTTCAGCAATACTCTCGTAGTCAACCTTAGGAAGTTGACCTTTGAGTTGAGCCATTTGGGCTTTGTAGCCTTCCATACCACCACCGTTGGCTTGTATGTCAGCTAGCTTGGCGGCTTTCTCAGCCCTTGCTTCGTTGTACGCACGCTTCTGTTGACCACTAAGAGGCTTAGCCTCATCAATGGCCTTGATAAGTTTCTGCTCAGGAGAAAGCCCTTCGTAACCAGCGTCCTCTACGGGCTTCTTACCAATAGCGCCGGTCTCGTCTCTCAACATATCCGTCATCGTACGGACAATCTTATGTCCGATGGTGTTGTTTCGATAAGTTGACGGATCAAAGATAGACTTGACTAGGTGATCCTCAAGCATGATGTTAAGTCGAGGGCCTTTATCATCTGCCATTGATTCAGTTAAGAAAGCCCCTGTCCAACCGTTGTCCTTAAGCATGTCAGGACGTTCCCACATATCCCAAGCACCACGGGCAAGATCGTGCTCAACACCCCAACGATCTATTTGCTTCTTTTTATACCATTCAACAGCCTTAGCTAAGTCTTCTGGTTTACGGAAGTCAGCAATGGCCGGATCATTCTTAACGTAGGCAGGGAAGACTCGGGAAGCCTCGCCTAATTCTTTACCACCAAATTTAGTCGCGTACCTACTGGCAAATTCAGGATCAGTACTGTACAGAACATACCCGTACGGCATCCGGTTCTTTTCACCAGAAGGGAGTCCTTCATACTGGTATTTGGTTCCGTGATAAATACGGAGGGGAGTGCCGTCAGGACCTTTTAGAAGATATCGAGTACCTTTGTTCCATTCCGTAATCAAACCGTGAAGTTCTTCAGGAGAAGGAGCCGTACCTCCTCTGTCATCCTTCATCATACGAAGAAAGGTCATGCCTACTTTGGCTAGGGGCGACGATTCTTTTGGTTTGACAAGTCCCGGCTCAAGATACTTACTCAGAACCTTGAGGACTTTGGGGTCAGTAGTTGGAAGCTTTTGGTATGCCTTGTACTCTTTCGGAGTCATCTGCTCCTTGGCAAGTTCATCTCGCCACAGAGACACACCGTCCTTAATGATAGAGTCACCGCTGTCACTCAGAAAGTGAGAAGCTACACTATCAGGATGAATACCGTTATCTTTTGCATACTCTTCAATAGCTTGCTTGGTTAGAGGTCCAATCTTCTTACCAGTTGAAGCTTCGTAGTTATCTATTGAGACAAAGTGCTTTCCCTTACTATCGTAAGGAGCGTAGAAAGAGTCTGTATTGGATTGTCCTTGATAATACGGAGTGGAACCTACATGATCTTCAAGATCAACAGGCTCATCATCGTAGACATACCCGTAGTCTTCATCAGGGATGGTTAGATCATCTTCATAGCCATACTTATTATTAAACTCAGGAGTGCCGGGCTCAGGATTATTATCTTTAATAAAAGGTACTTGATCGTACTTAGCATCGATTGCAGCAGCTTCTTTTTGATAATCATCCCAATCTGTTTTAAGATTCTTTTTGATGTTACCTAAATGTCCATCGTGAGATTCGATGTACTGCTTCATCAAGAGATCAGGATCAATCTCAAGTTCATTAGCAAAGTCTGTCGCTATCTTTTGAGTTTTATAACTAATAGCTTTTCCAGTATCCTGTTCAAGTTGAAGAACAGAAGGAAGTTTAGGAGTTCCATCACTAAAATGAGGCAGAACGTCTGGTCCCGGAGTAAGTCCGTGATTTACATAAGCTTGTTCATAGGTAGCTGGCAACTCGTCACGAACAAGAGTGCTTTCACCAAGATTTTCAGGAGCCTGTGACGGAAGTTTATCTAGTCCCTTACGGACGTAGTTCCGCGTCTCCTTTGGCATGTGGGAGAGCCAGTTATCTCCGTACTTGGCAATCAAATTATCAACACGTCCAAAACCGCCGTTGTATGCAGCCAAGACTTTAGCAACATCACCGTCGTACTTGTCCATCAGGGCAGCACTGTACTGACGACCTACGCGGGCAAGGTCTGATTGAGTCTTACCATCCCACGGCTTAATACCAAAGCCGGGATCACGAGCCGTATCAGGCATCACCTGCTGCGGACCCATAGCACCTTTCTTACTAATTTTAGGGTTCTCTAGTGTACCTCCCCCTTCAAGGTCGTTAACAATAATGTCGTTAACTGCTTTCCAATTTGGTTGACGAATCCCGTTACGAATCGACGTACCAAGACGGGGCACAACCGTATGTAAGGTTTCGGGAGCAACGCCTCCAATTAAGCCGCCGATTATGGGAGCCACGGGAGAGTCAGGAAAAAGGTCTGAACCTGCTTCCATACCCACTCCGCTACCAGCGCCAGAAACAGCACCAACACCTCCGAAAGGAGCCCCTGAGATAGCGCCTCGAACGCTTGAACCGATATACCTGTCTACTGAATCTTGAGGCTCTTCTACAGTAGGTCCTAGGGCTTTTTCAATTCGACCAGAAACAACACCCGGACGTTCAAATCTCTCTTTGGTGTTTTGCAAATCCTGTTTAGTAGGTCCACCTGTTAGTCCGTGGTAAATCCCCGTTAGTTGTTTCGGAATATCCTTCAAATCTCTTACAGGATTTAAAACAGCATCTCCGATGAATCCCGGAATATCTGTGATACCTCTTTGAGCCTGTTCAGAAATATAATCAGCCGTTTGCCCCCAATCATGATTAGAGACAGCCTGTACTACGGTATTTCTAAGATTGTCCCACAGACTCGGCTTCTTAGGAGCCGGAGCTTCCTGTAGGTCAGGGTCATCCCACCAGTTAGCCATGAGCAAGCTCGTCTTGCGACTTCACAGATTAATCCTCATCATCGTCATCGTCAGCAGCTACGTCGCTGTAACTAAGTGTACCTGCCTTAGGATTGCTTGGAATTACTTTAACGTGTCTCCACTGATTAGGTCCTACCTTCGTGTAGACGTGATCTTGTCCGTTGATGTTAACCTTCAGGGCTTTACCGTCAGGACTGACTTCACCCGGACCGTATTTCGTGTTCACGTAGGAGATAGAAGGCTTAGTCCTTGAAACGTTAGGTTTGTTTTCCATCACACGGTTGTGACGTTCACGTTCACTCAACGTCTGATTCATCTGCCCTAGACGAGCATTGCGATACTGTTCAGTATTCTGAATAGTTTCATCCATTTGACCCAAACGACGTTCCTTGTAGTCGCTATCCCGAGCATTATCAATCTGCTGGTCAGCCGTGATACCACCATACTGATACATGCCAACTACGTCAGGGTCGTACTTGTCAGGTAGTTCGCTAGGATCAAGACCACGACTTTCTGCATACTTCCGAAGGTTCGGGAGCAGTTTATCATAAGCAGCAGCAGGGTCCTTGGAACTCTGGACAGCGCCAAGATAACTAGCCAATCGCCCACGAGCCTGATCCATTCTCTGTTCGTTGAGAATCTTCGCCTGAAGATCAGCCCGCTGGTCGTCTTCATACGTCTGATACATTTTCCAAGCATCAGCCTGATGGCCCGGAATAGCCGCTACATTTCGAATAGCAGACATAGGATCAGTAGCGAAGTTCTGCATCGCAGCCATCATGTTCTTCTGGTCGTTCATCTGAGAGAACACAGGCTTACGACCGTGACCTACGAGGTAGCTGTCAGCCAAGGCAGCTAGGAAAGACAGTTTGTGAGGTTGAAATCCAGTAGGCATCTGTTCATCCATAGCCTTCTGAGGATCAACCATAGGAGCATCTCCTGCGATAGTAGGCACCTGCATAGGAGCCTGACTTCCGCCTAGCCCAATTGCAGATAGCAAACTACCCATTCAGATTTCCAATCTTACCGTAATCAACACCGTCGTAGCCCGGAATCATGTTGGGAACGAAAGCCCACGGACGAAGTTCTTTCACCTCGTCAGCCATAACGCCACGAATACGATCCCCCGGTTCGTACACCATCTCGTATTCGTAAACCTTAAGGCCATCTGGAAGCGTGTGAACGTGCTTGATATTCTTCTTCAACCTACGATCTGAAAGAGCCATACCTAGTTCACCAATACCGGCTGCTGCCCCAGCACCACCTCCCATTGAGCCAAGAAAGGGAACGGCACTCAGTGCAGTACCAAGAAGCCCATCTTTACCTTGGGAAGAACTACCAGTGCTCTGACTCTGACTATTACTGTACTGCCCCGCATTAGACAGAGTACCTGCCGCACCAAGACCAAGTTTCGAGAAGTCAAGCAAGTGATCGAGGTACTGATTCAAATACGTACTAGCAAGGCCGTAGCCCCGATCCTGTAGGGCCGTACCGTACGAACCAGACTGAAGTAGTCCTTGAGCAGCCTTGCTGCTGGTTACCGCCTTTTGCATGTTCTGCATCAGAAAGTTCATACCGGCAGAGTTAGCGTAGTTGTCTAGAGCACTTCCTGCTCCGCCTGTTGAACCTCCCGTAGTCGGAGTGCCCGTACCGCCCGTAGAGCCGGGAGTTACAGTAACGGGAGGACCGCCGGGATACTGAGTGCCGTTGTCACCTAGCCAATATCGCGTGGGTTGTCCATTACGCTGAGCATCTCGTCCGTTTCCGTTGATGCCGTCATGGAACAAGTCTACCCAGTGTCCTGCTGTGTTAGTAGTCGTAGTAGAACCATTACCTGTTCCAGCAGTACCGTAACCCGGAACACCAAGAAGGGAAGCAAGCATGTTGCCTCCCGCTGTCGTGTAATTAACTGCTGGACCTAGCGCACCACTGAGCATCGGCCATGCGTAGTTGCCCGACTGAGACGAGCTGTTGCTACTCTGGTTCGAGCCCGGCGAAGAGCCGAAGATCGCATCACCAATACCACCGCCCATTAATTGTATCCTTTATAAAAGTCGTCTTTGGTTAGAAAGATCATTTCGCACTCGGCGAATTTACATTGAATTGTTCCCTTACCCTTGAAACCAATTTGCTTGGCTAACCATCGAGCGGGTTTGTTTTCTACAGGAGTGAGACCCATAACCGTTTTAGCAAGGCTTCGTTCAAATAGTTCGTGAAGCATGTCTTTACCGAGTCTCAGTGCTTCTTTTCCTCGTGCTGTGAAAAACCAGTGAACGATGTAGACGTGAGGAGTTTCACACTGAGCTAATCCTACGTTGTCCCCGTCTACAAACATGAAGTTGTTTGGGTTGTTTAACCAACTTGCGTAGTCCGCTCCTTCGTTGTAAGCTGAAGGAACCATAGAAACACCTTTTATCAGCTTCGTAAGATCGAAAGAACGTTCAATCACATTAAGCTCATTCGTCGGCCAATGCCGTGATTAGTTGGATAATCTACAAGAGCTTCGATACCGATGAAAGTTACTTGAGCACGAGTTGGAACCGGAGCAGCATCTCGTAGAACTTCAAGACCAATAGAGGAAACGCGTGCAGAAGCAGCACCGTCGTGTAGAATTTCTTGACCGAACCAAGTAATGCGTCCTAACGCAACGCCCGCGTGAAGGACTTCTTTACCAGTCCAAGTTACCTTATATTCATTCGCCATTAGCTAGCGATCTTAGGACCAATCAAAAGCCCGTTAACTCTACTTGCCGTCCAAGAACCACCACCGTTAGGATCGGTTGAAAGGATACGGTCGAATCTCCCGTAGGTTGCTGCAAGTGCGAAAGCAGAACCATCACTATCTGTCCCCGCGCTCTGACACGAGTTATAGACAGTACGAGTTGTGGCGTCAGTCTTTTCCATGAAGGAGACGATCTGAACAGCGTCAATAACCGTTGGAGTCGAACTCAAAGGACCGACAGTATACAAGTCGCGAGTACCTACGGTTGACGCTTGGACGTAACTAGTGTCTCCATCCACAGTGGTTTCGTTAACTCGACTATAGTTATCGGTTCCACTGTTAGGTGTCCAATTCTTAGTCGCTGTATCAGCGGAAGGATACAGAGTTTCAATCTTCCTCTCGCCTAAGGTTGCCCCATCGGTGATATAAAGATCATCAACGATAATATTCAGACCGCCCGGATTATTGGCGTTAAAGCCGAATGAAACCGTATCAACGTTAGTCACTGCATTATTAGTATCTAGTCCAGAAAGGTTCATTACAGTAGAACCATCGACCTTAACCAGCACCGTACCGACTGTATCACTGATTGTTACGGCGATTTCAAAGTAATGCCAACCTACAGTAATAGTTCCCGCAGGAGCAGTTCCCAATGAAACCCCTGCATTAACAGCTGTTAATCGGTAGGCCTCAAGTCCGCCCGTCGTAGTAATACGGAGGCCGAATGTGTAAGTAGTTCCCTTTAGGAGACTGATGAAGCCATGAACACTGTCATTGGTGGGCATGACATTTACATTAATAGCGACTCCGATTCCAACTGAAGTAACAGGAGAGCCTGTGAATGCCCTAGTGATACGTCCAGCACCTGAACCAGAGCTTCCCATTAAAAGCCCTTGACCAGCAAAGCGTCCTGTCGTCAGCGACGACGAACCGCCAGTTACGGTCCATTTCAATCCTGCGCCTGTGGTGGTTCCTGTACCATTGTACATATCGAAACCATCGATCATTAGAATGGACATTAGACTGTCATATCTCCAAGGACGTCGAACTCATTCGTGCCTACGCATTCAAGTTCAAATACCGCGTACTGTCCCGCACTCTTTAGTGCGGTGCTGCGGCTGTTAAGGGTTGTGCCACTAGCTGAAAGAGTTATCTGCCCTGCACCAGCTTGGGTGAAACGAACCCGCTCTCCGACTGCAAAACCATGTGAAGTATTAACTGTAAGGGTTACAGAAGAAGCAGAGGTAAAACGAACGTGCTTCCAGACGTCAGTAGGACTCAAAGTGTAAGTCGTACCAGATGACGATGAAACGGTAAGTCTACGAATAGGTGAGGGTATGACGTCAGCCGTAATTGTATTAGCCCCGTCATTATACGTAAAATCAACCGTAGTACTGTCAGTCAGGATTGTTCCAACTGCATCCTGTGCCTGTTCATCTGTATAAGTAGAGCCACCAGCGATAGTAATAGTGTCACCGGGATCGTTAACGGTGATAGTAATTCCACTACCTGCTACAAGAGCAGTTCCAATGACGTCTCGGATACGTTCTGCTTCAGCACTAATGTCAATGGCAACATCTGAAGCCCCGACAGTAATACCCGTTCCTGCTCCTACGTCCAGAGTCCTGTCAGCTGTAAGATCACCACCTCCGGTAAGACCGGCTCCGGCAATGATCTGTCGAGCACCTTGAACAGCATCAGCTGCTAAGTCATCAGTGACTTTCTTCTCAGTCAGCCACCGTTGTAGCATCTGCTGAAAGTAAGAAGTGGGAAAACCTGTTTCTGGATAAACAATCGGGACGTTAAAAGGAAGTGGAGATACTTTACTGAGAGCCGCCGGCATTTCCACCTACCTCAATGTTAAGTCCGTCAATCCTACGAGCAATACCTGTGTCGGTGATTTCGAAGATTCGTCCGGGGTAACCCATCACACCAAGACCGTAGAAACGAACGGTAACTTTATCTCCAACTTGATCGCCTGTCACTGTTCCGTGGTCGTACCAAGTCAACGTATCGCCGGTCCGAAGCGAGATACCTAGCGCAGCAGGATCAATACCTTCTGGCGTTTGACCTTCGGAGATAGCCAATTCAGCCATGAAACAGGGAACGTTCTTTCTAAACCTAAGAGACATTCCACCCGTAACAGTACTAGTTATTGGAGTTGTTTCGTAGTCAAGACGGTTATCTGCGTCAATCTTCCAAAGCTTACCAGACTGTGTGTCGCAACAGACGTTGATACCTTGCCAGTCACAACCATCGTTACCCCTCCAGTTAACAGAGTCAGGAGACTGCCATTCAGCCCACTGATGTGTTAGCTTGTCGAAAACGTAAGTTCCGTTGCTTCCCATTTGAAGAACGTAGAACTCGTGATCGTCTTGAGGAAATCTCCAAGCATGGAGAATTGGTTTATCGACGATACCCCGAGCAAGAACGTTTACACCGGCTTGATGGTTCTTAACAAGATAGAGACTTGAGGACGTCTCCGCTTGTTTGAGAATGTTAACACCAGCTTGAGAAACTCGAACTTCAGCTGATGGGTAAATGCCTATCATGTAGGCAGCACCCATAGACAGCCGAACTTCAGGAGTTATTGAGGCTGTAACAGAATAGGCACCACCTTGATAAAGGCGAGCGTCTGTCATTAAACACTCCGGGTGTAGCGGATTTTAGCAGCATTCAAAGAAGCCCGCGTCCACCTAGCAGAGCTCGCAGGGTCTACGTTCATGAAATCCCACCAGTACGTAGGAATCGTAGTGATAGGACGTGCAGAAGCATCGTTGGTAGACGAGCTAGAGTGCATACCAAACTGCGTCTGAGCTGCTCCCGAATCCGTCTTACTCAACCGACCAAGAAGCTGAACACCTCTAATGTAAGTATACTTAGGATCAAGATCGGTAAGTTCAAATTCTGACAAGTCACCAGCAGTGGTTGAATATACATAGTCTACATCGTCCGGAGTTGTTTCATCAATTAGAGCGTAACCGTCAGTTCCAGTTGACTTCAAGAAGTCAGCCTCACTGGTATCTCCGTTGACAGGGAGGTACACTACGTCGTATTCCCCCATGTAACTAGTCGCAATGCCGCTACCATCAGTAGTCGGACACCAATCAGTTTCTACAGCCGAGTCTCCGGTAAAGTCGTAGTAGTAGAGATCATCCATGTAGAAATCATTATCACCACCAGTTTGTTGATGCTGCATGACACTTACGATTTTATCAGTGTTAAAAGCAGTATCCAAAGTCGTTGCTTGAAAACGATGAACACCGTTAACGGCTACACGAACCCATCCAGCGGTATCGTGAATGTAAATCTGAACTTCGATGTGATTCCAAGATGCTGCGTTAATCAAAGGATCACTCTGAGCAATCAAAGTTCCATCACTAGCAGGGAAAACTTTAGCTCCCTGATAAAACCTAAAGCATCCATTGGAATCCACAATACAACGAACTTGCGACTGTTGCGGAGCAGAAGTCAGGAAGTCGAAAATAATTGATACAGTATTACTGTCAGGCAAATCTGGAAAGTAAAAACGTCCTGCCGCACCCATCTTATCAATAGCCGTAGGAAGGACTTTTCTCAGCCCGTTGACTTCAGCGACACCATCACCACCGGCAAAGTAAATGGAAGTCGTTCCTGTACTAGCCCTAGTAGTAGACAAGCTTACTGTGTTGGTATCCGCTTGAGCATAGACACCATCAAGTAGCTTAGTCTCATCGAGACCGTAATGTTCAAAACCGTCGCACCAAAGAAGTCCCATTATATTTGTTCCTTAGCATCAAGAATTGCGTCGCGCAGTACATTGGCAACGGCGGGATTGGAAACAGGAGAAGGAGTACCAGCAATATTGTAAGCGGTGCCAGTATCCGAAACACAAAGAACGCTAGTGTCGGCACATCGTACGGCAGTGCCAGTCCAAATACCGAAGTTAAAGGCGCGGCCTTCAATACGTTGGAAAGGAGCATCACCATCTCCGGTAGCGCGCCACACTTCGATTGACTTCTCACCTAGAAGCCAGAACTCGTCACCTACGACGCGAACTTGGAAGATTTTATCTGGAAACCGTTCTGCACTAGCGAAGTCTAGAGGATCAACTGTAGTAGCTCCGGGCTGAATCCAGTAAAACTTGTCTGACTGATCCTGCACACAGAGCACGTAACCATTGAAGACGTCTAGAGAAACGAAGGGAATTGTATCGGGGGTAGTTACAGGAACGAGTGCTGAAGTTCCGTCTGTGTACTGAAGAGAGCTTCCGTCAGTAATCCAAAGATACTGATCGGTAGCTGCCATGTCCGGCGATTCATCATCAGCTCCGTCAATCAGACCGGGGATTTGCGTAGAAGTAATCGTACGGTTCAGTTCCATGTGATGCTTCCAAAGCTGATTACCAGAAACGTGGAACAGATCGTCGTTACTGAAACCCGGTTCGTGGTAAAGCCGCCGTCCCGGACCAACACCCACTTCCAGAAGCTCAACAAGAGCAGGACGCTCAATTAGAGCAACTTGGTTCTCTGTGTTCGTTGGATTAGCTTCAAAGAAACGGTTCTTAACGTAGACCGCTGGTTCATCGGCCCGATTACGTATCCACTGACCTTTACCAAGAGGGACTTCTACTTCCACGGCAGATACCTTCCAGTGTTAAAGTCAATATCCGTGTAAGAGTTGTACCAAGAGCCTTTCGGGTCTGAAAGCCAACCAAAGGTAGTAAGATCGCTAGGCATCAACGTCTTCTGTTCGTAGCGAGAATGGAGTTGACTCTTCATCCTACGCATGTAGGCAATCGTCTCAGGAGCGAGGCTCTGCCCGTAACTCGGGTCTAACTGAGAGGCCAACATGATGGTGAAGTAGTCTTTGAACTCATCAGGGAAGGGAAGGAAGTCATTAAGGTCAAGAGTGTTAACTCTTAGCCAGTTGCTCTCGTTCGCCTGATAAATCCACTGACCAATGAAGTCAGCAGTATCAAGAACAAGAGGATCACTGTATTCAATGCTGCTACCGTTAGCATTCAGAGTTACGTTGTACGTGTCGAAGTTACCGATAACGTCAACAACAGCAAAACGCTGACCGTCCTGCGGCATCGGGTCTAGATCAAAAGAAAGCGCCTCAGAGGCGTTTACAACCAACCGAACGTTCCGAGGAACAAAAGGAGAACACAGAATTGACTGGTCGAAATCTCCACCGATACGAATGTCAGTTAGAGGATCGCCAGCCTCATTTCCAATAGTAGAAAATAGAATAGAGTTAAGAATGTCGAGGGCTTCGGTCTGCTGATCGCCAGTAGGGTCCACACCCAAGGGCACGATATTGCTTATCCGATAAGCGCGCTTGATAATGTCAATAGCAATCAGTGCCATTTATTAACCTTACAGTAAAAGGGGAGGGAGCCCCGAAAGACCCCCTCCACCAGTTAGTTACGCACCGTTAACGCGGACAATCCGACGACGATCACGGACGTTCGCAGTAGCAACGCAGTCGAAGCGAATGCTCTGGTCACCCGTGGCCCAGTCGGTGTGTTTCCACATACGAACGCTCATCGGAACCTTCGTCAGAGACACGCGGTCGTTGGTGTCAGTGAACGAGGACGGAAGGTCCATCGTGCTGACCACAATCGCGGGCTTCTGAATCAGGAAGCGAGGAGTGTAAGCCGTGCTAGCCGTACCGTAGAAGGTCACAACCGCATTATCCGCAGGCTTCACATCAACCGTACGATGGGCCGAGTTCTGATCGGTATCGCCGATGATGATCGCCGGGAAAATACGCAGGGTAGCAGCACCCGTACCGTCAGCAGTGACGTCACCAACGACGCGGAACTGCTGGGCGTGGGTCTGGACCTGCTGCTTGCGGTTGTCCCAAGCCTTGATGGTCGTGCCCGAGTTCGAGAGAGTGAAGATTTCACCATCCTTAATCGTGGCATTCGCACCGAAGCCGTCGCAAATGAGCGTCTGCGTCAGGTAACGACCGTTAGCAGTCGTGGACTTGCAGACGTCGGCATAGTTGACGTTCTGGTTCGCACCGTTCACCGCACCGTTGGTACGAGTACCCGGAGTGATGGACGAGAGCTGCTGAGTGAACATCGTCGGAAGACCGTCGATTTCACCAACGAAGCCCTTACGGAACGTCTGGGTGGAAAGGCTGTCAGTAGCCGTGTAGGCAACGACAGAGGTTGCAATCGCCTGACGGTCATCGTACGACAGCACGAGGCGAAGGTCGGAGTCATCAACACCTTCCTTCTTCAGGCGCGTATAGGCAGAGGCAACGTCTGCATAAGTTGCAACGTTGCTACCAGCCGTACCGACAGCGTTATTGGCCGCAAGACCTGCAACACCCATGATGTAGCTGTCAAGCTGTTCCGCGAGGTTGTTCGCAGCAGCCTTAATAGCTACGCTCTCACGAGCGTCACCGATGTTCTTAATGCGATCGAACTCGGCCCAACCCATCGAAACGCCGAAGGAGTCGTTAACCGAGAACATCTCGGAGCCGAATGCAGTCGCCTGAACACCGCCGGACAGGTCCTTAATACCGCCAGTCGTGTGCGTCACGACGTAACGGGGTTCGACCTGCTCGGAAACCATGAAACCATTACGAGCGTCATAAGAGCCGTCGTACTGCTTCCACGTCACGAGGTCAGCGGCGAGTAGGTTATTCTCAAACCTAGCCGCGAAGGCGTTGAGTACCAGCCTTGACTGGTCAACAGTATTAGTAGGTGCAGTCATTTGGGATTTTGTACCTTTCTAAGTTCCCAAAGCGCCTTCGCAGAGTAGTCTAGGATTTAGTCCTTAAAGAACTCTCTTTTGAAGGCAGCCAGATCACGAGTATCTGGGCGTACGGAGAACCGTCCACCAGACCCGCGAGTCCGCACTTCAGGCGGGGGCGGAGTCTTTGATACTCTCTTGTTGCTCTCACGCTCCTCTTGCTTGGGCTTTGTAAGCTGTGCTTCTAGGCGACCAATTTCGAGGGTTGCAGCAGCAGGACCAGAGGCAACTATCTTCTGGGCCTCGCCGATATTTTGGCTGAGGTAATACATGATTTCAGGACCGTGATCGCACGACATAATAGTACCAGCAAGGTACTCGCCGTACGCAGGAGGAATATCCTTAAATACTTCCACCATAGACGAGATTTTCTCACGAATGTCAGGCAGCTCTTCTTCAACGGCTTCTAGGTTTTCAACCCAGTGCTGTTGGATTAGTTGCTGTTGTTCCTGCATCTGGCGAGCCTGAGCCTGTTCCTGCCTCTTCTGCTCAGCGGCTTCCATCTCCTGCATAACCGTAAACCTCGTAAGGTTTGCAATATAATTAGGATCAATTTCACCGAGAGGATAGAGCGGTTCGCCCTTGTCATCTACGTCATCCGGAGTAGGAGCTTTTGGAGCTTCTGCCTTTACCGGAGCCTGTGGTTCTTGTTTTACTTCAGATCGAGACCTTGCTAGCTCAAGTTCACGCCGGAGAACTTCAACTTCACGTTCTGCCGCCTTCTTGTCTGCATAAATCTCGTTTAGACGTTCCTGATAGGACTTACGGCGATTTTGCTTTGCACGAGGTTGATTATCCTCTTCCTCGTCTTCATCTTCTGATTCCTCTTCGGACTCATCAGAATCTTCGTCTTCACCTTCGTCTTCGTCAGTTGCGAGGTCGTCGTCCTCGGTAACCTCTTCCTGATCTTCTGCTTCCTGTTCTACAGTATCTTCACTGAAAAACTGGTTCTTAAAATCTTCGAGGTTGTTGTCAATATCGACAAGTTCGTTGTTACTGTTGTCGTCAGTCAAAATGGCATCCTTTATAAGATGATCCCTAGTTGCGGATTAGTTGATGAGTTAGGGTTGAGACTCACCGTCCGAGTTTAAACGTTTAGACAGAGCACGAATCTTGAGCTGCGTCAGAGTGTCTTGATTCTGCGCTCTCATCTTCGCGTCTTCTGCTTGATTATCTATTTGCTGTTGGCCCTGATCGTGGGACGTCAGTTGATCGTGTGCGTCCATCAACATCTGGCCTGTGTCAACATTCTTCTGATGCTCTAGCTCTTCTTCAGCCATAGCCTGATCGGCTTCGTGCTCAAGTTGCCGGAGTTCAAATTCTTTATCCTTGGCAGCAAACTGAGC